TAAACTGTAAATTACCGCATGCCATGACACGATCATCTGATTGTATAAATCTTGCATCTATACGTTCATCTCCTTCGCCTGTGACTAATGCTGTGTACTCTAGTTTGTCTTTTAACAGTTCATGCAAATCAGGTTCATCTGCAAATACAGACAGCAACTCCTTCTCATATGCGAGATCATCTCTACTTCTTACACTGTGTACTACATGTATAGATTCGTATGCTTCAACTAAATCTATATCTCTTATCGTTGACATAAAAGGAGCAAGACCTGTTCCTGTTGCTAGTAATACTAATCTCTTACCACCTTCAGTAAGAAAAGTATCACGTAATGTCCCAGTGCATTTAGGAAGCAACAATACTTCTGCACCTTCTTCTACTTTACTAAGTTGATTAGTTAGCGGGCCTACATCTTTGATGCTTAGAAATTCTAAGTAGTCAGCCCAAGAAGGACTAACAATACTATATGCACGTAGTACTCTTTTGCCATCTACTTCTTGTCCGATCATTGCAAACTCACCAGAGTTAAATCTAAAAGATTCACTTCTAGTTGTTTTAAAACTAAATGTACGATCAGACCAATGATTGATTTGTATTACTTTTTCTGTTAGCATAATATTGGTACCCGGAGCCGGACTTGAACCGGCATGACATTACTGTCGAGGGATTTTAAGTCCCTTGTGTCTACCAATTCCACCACCCGGGCTAATCTAGTTTCCACTCCATGTTTTCTTCAAGTGCATGTTGCACACCTTGAATATAATCCCTATCTTCTTCACTCAAAATTTCCCATGCAAAAGTAACTTTGTCTAATAGATCATGTACTTTATCTGGGTCTGCAAGATGTTCGTTTGCTTCCATAATACGTTGTATTTCATCCATTCTCGCAGTCAACTTTTCACGTAAATTCATAGACTCTCTCATATAGTAAGTGGTGGAGCGAATAGGGATCGAACCTACGACCTGCTGGTTGCAAACCAGCCGCTCTCCCAACTGAGCTACCGCCCCAATAAACTGGAGCTCCTGGACCGAGTCGAACGGACGACCTACTGATTACAAATCAGTTGCTCTACCAACTGAGCTACAGGAGCTATTACTATATTTAGTGTCTATTATATCACATAAAAAAATTTTGTATACATGGTATTATCCCAATTAAATAGTACTATGGACTTATTATCGTTTTCTCACGGACAAACACAAAGCAAACTTTGGCTCTGTGAAACTATTGAGCAGTATCTACCAAAAGATGCTGTGGTTGCCAACGTTGGGTGCTGGTATAATTTATTAGGTTTTATGCTTTTAACTCGTAATAAAAACAAGTATCAACACATCTTAGGTATAGATGTTGACTCAGAAGCGATTAGTGGAGCTGATAGGCTATGTCAAGGCTTCATGCTAGGTATAGATTCACGGATTAGAAACAAACGTGCAAATGCAGATACATACAATTTGCAAGGGCACAACGTAGTAATTAACTGTAGTGTAGAACACATGTCTAATGACTGGTTTAGTAATGTTGATCCAAATGCATTAGTTTGTATACAATCCAGTGATGTGTCTAACGAAGAAGAACCTTGGTTGGTCACTAATCCTTGCTCATCAATGGAAGCATTAAAAGAACGATTTCAACTATCTGAAATGTTAGTTGAAGAAACAAAACATTTTAATTATGGGAGTTCAAGTTACAATCGTTACATGATCATTGGCAGAAAATAATGTATGATTATAATGACATTAGAACAGTACATTTAGAAATTACAGAAAAGTGTAATGCCGCATGTCCTATGTGTGCGAGAAACATAAACGGAGGAGAAGACAATCCTTGGTTACAAAATGCTGAACTGTCATTAAATGATATTGTTACTATTTTCCCTGACAAATTTATTCAACAATTAAATCATATTTTTATGTGTGGTAATTATGGAGATCCTATAGTTGCTAAAGACACACTAAAAGTATTCAAACATTTCAGAAACATAAACCCAACACTATATCTTGGTATGAATACAAATGGTTCAGCAAGAACTGTGACATGGTGGAAAGATTTAGCAACAGTGATTGGCTCAGATGGTTATGTTGTTTTTAGTATTGACGGACTAGAAGATACTAATTACTTATATCGCAAAAATACAGTTTGGGAAAAGATAATAAAAAATGCAAAAGCATTTATAGATGCAGGCGGAATTGCACATTGGGAGTATATAGTTTTTGAGCATAATGAACATCAAGTTGAAGAGGCCAGAAGGCTTTCAGAGCAAATGGGTTTCCAAAAGTTTCAAGTAAAAACATCTAGTAGATTCTTTTCAAGTGTGTCAGGATCGACTAAATCATACATCAAAACAATTGACAGAAACGGCTCTGAAATCGTCATCAGAGAGCCCAGAGAAGCCCTCTACGCTAATCCAATGACTAAAGAGATGTCAAGTATAGCCGAAGAAAAAGAGATCAGTTTTCCAACAAAAAAAGCAGATTTGTTAGGAAAATTAAACCCAGAAATGTTTAATTCTAACTCTAAAGTTCAGCAATATTATGACACTACTCCTATTAAATGTAAAGTAAAAGAAGAGAAAAGTTTATATATTAGTGCTGAAGGAATCTTACAACCATGTTGTTGGGTTGCTGGTCAAATGTATAATTGGTATCATACACCTAAAGGTAGTCAAATATGGTCTGTGATTAATAAAGTGGGTAAAGAAAATATTAGTGCGTTGAATTACACTATCGAAGAGATATTAGACAATGAATACCTTAATCTAGTTGAAGAGAGTTGGAGTAAGTCTAGTTGTAATGAGGGGAAATTGCAAGTTTGTGCAAAGACATGCGGTTTGAATGATGCCTTTGCACAACAATATTTATAAGTTAACCTAAGAGTTCTTCGCCTTCTTCCCAAGCACAACCAGTTAATCCGCCTGCTTGTAATGCTTTAAGTGTTCTTAATACTTCATCTGCATTTCTGCCTGTATCTAGTGCATTGATCGATACGTGTTGAATAGTTCTTTCTTTATCAAAGATAAATGTTGCTCTATAACAAACACCTGCTTCTTCATGTACAATACCTAATTCACGTGATAATGCTAGTCCACAGTCTGCGGCTAGAGTATGTTTGATATCACCTATCAATGCATTCTCTTTCTTCCATGCAAGTTTGCAGAATTCATTGTCGCCACTGATGCCTACAACGTTAGCATGTTCTGCTAAAACGTCCATACCAGCAATCTCTGTTGGGCAAACAAAAGTAAAGTCTTTGGGATAGAAATAAACTACAGACCAATCTTTTTTGTGTGGAGTGTAACTTTCATGTATGTCTACTTGGACAAACTCGTTATTTTCATCGATTCCCGGCAGTGAGAATGCGGGAAATTTATCACCTACTGTTTTCAATATGTTCTCCTAAATAAGTTATTGTGTAGTATTTACTTGATTTATAAAGAGTAAAAATATTTTTTTGGCAAAAAAGGCATATATACTTATACGTCACATGTTTGTAACACAAATGACACAAACATTAATTTACAGGAGAAAATATGACACTAGAAAAACTATTAAAAAAACTTAACAAACTAATGAAGTCTGGAAGAATCCACAGAGTGTGGAACAAATCAATCTCTATTTCTTAACAATCGCTGAATCTGTTTTAATTTTGTCGAAAAAATAATCACTAACCATCTGGTTGGACATTTTACTCATATGTCTATAGTCTCTATTTCTATAAAAGTAAGACTTGCAAAGTGGTTCGATTAACTTCAGAAAGAAATATCTATCTACGTCACTTAATACATTATCTAAATGATTATGCATTGCCAGTTCATGGTATATTGCTTCTAAAGAGGGCCATTTAGCATTAGCCATTTCTCGGTACTTTGGCATAATCAAAAACGTAAACAAATCATAAGGGATATCTTTGTATTTAAAATCATAATCTCTCATGTATGCATGAGCATCTGGGAAATGTTTAAATAAAATCTTTTGCATATCCATATCCCAACACCAAGGGGGAATAAATGCTATCTCAGAACCATGAGGCCATTCATAAGATTTAAGAATATGTATCTTTTGTTCTGTGCAATTAGCATCTGCTAATTGATCTGCTGTGGCACCGCCATGTAAGTTAAGCAAACAAAATGTATGTTGTACATCAAAATACTTTCTCATTTTGTCTACGATAAGATGATAAGAGTCAGGACCTAATCCATCAACTCCGCCATTCAATACTGGAATATTAACTCGTTCTTGTAATTGACTAGGCCAACTGTGTTCTAAAGGTCCACCGACATTCATAGTAAAACTATCGCCGATTGCTAATATGATTTTTGCTTTTTTACCGTCTACATTTAAATCTTCATAGTTATAATCTGCACGAAATCCCCATGAATTAAAGGTGTATTGAAAATTGTCTGCAAGAGGATGAAGTTGCATGTATGTATTGTAGAAAGGCATCCTACTGAACATTTCATCTGATGCACATTTGTCTACTGTTTTGTTACGATACTTTAGTAATTGTCGCCAAAGTTTTTTTGGTAAGCCGAAACCTCTAGGTGTCATATCCATTTCTTTTATTGGTCCTTCGCCAAGATTTGGGTTCTTAAATTTAATTGATTCATTATTTGCCTGCGTTTTGTCTCGCTGTAAGAGAGCCACTCGGCGATTTCTTTGCTGGTTCTGTTGCAACCGGCGCACATGTCTTCGTCTGTTATTCGGCATTTTTTAATGCAAGGTGATTCAATTTTCATCCTTTAGTTGTTTACTACGAAAATCATTTACTGCGGCTTTGATGGCATCCTCTGCTAATACCGAACAGTGGATCTTGACCGGCGGGAGTGAGAGTTCTTCCGCGAGTTCAGTGTTTCTAATTGTTTCTGCTGATTCGATGGTTTGTCCTTTGACCCACTCTGTGAGGAGACTACTTGAAGCAATTGCAGACCCGCACCCATACGTTTTAAACTTAGCATCTTCTATAACTCCTTTGTCATTAACTTTGATTTGCAACCGCATCACGTCTCCACATGCGGGAGCACCTACCATCCCAGTACCTACAGTGACATCCTTGTCGTCCATCTTCCCTACATTTCTAGGGTTTTCGTAATGATCAATTACTTTATCACTATAAGCCATGAGTATCAACTCTTGTTGATACTACGTTATTAGTCTTGCCCATGCTAGACTCCTTTGTCTAATACTATTTATTCTTTATGGATTTCTTCTTTGGACTTTCTTCAGGGAATAGATTAATTTGTTCCCAAGGCAAATAGTCTTTTCCAAAATGCCCATAGTTTGTAGTTGAAGAATAGATAGGACTAAACAAGTCAAATCTGTCAATAATGCCTTTAGGAGATAAATCTACGTTCTCTGTGATCCATTTCGTAAGTTCTCTGCTGTCTCTATCACTTTCAACATAGACACTAGTAGGTTGTTCTACTCCAATTGCATAACTTAATTGAATAGTAGCCCAATCTGCTCTGCCTGTTGCTACAATATTTTTAGCAAGATAACGAGCCATGTATGCCGCTGATCTATCTACTTTAGAAGGATCTTTTCCTGAGAATGCTCCGCCACCATGAGGTGCTAATCCACCATATGTATCTACAATAATCTTACGACCAGTTAATCCAGTATCTCCATCAGGACCACCGACAACAAATCTGCCTGTTGGATTGATTAAGAATTCTGTTTTATCATCTACGAGTTCGTCTGGTAATATATTAATGATGACTTCTTTAATTTGATCTCTAACTTGATCTATATGTACTGCATCTGCATGTTGAGTAGAGCAAACAATTTTATCGATACGTTTAACTGTGTTATCGTCATTGTATTCCATAGTGACTTGAGATTTAGAATCAGGACCTAACCAAGGCAACGTACCTTGTTTTCTAAGAACAGCAAGAATTTCTACTATTCTGTGTGAATAATAAGCAGGAGCAGGCATGTAATTATCTGTTTGATTACATGCATAACCAAACATGATACCTTGATCTCCAGCACCAAAGTTATCAGTTCCTAAAGCAATATCTGGACTTTGTCCATGCATAAGATTAGTAACTTTCAATGTATTCCAATGAAATCCTTCTTGCTCATATCCAATATTTTTAACAACTCTACGAACTAGATATTCAACATCTAAATCATCGATTTGTCCTTTATATTCTCCAGCAACAATAACTTCATTTGTTGTCACAAGAGTTTCACATGCACAACGAAGTGCTGGGTTTCGATATTGCATAAAAGAATCTAAAATTGCATCACTGATAGCATCAGATACTTTATCAGGATGCCCTTCGGATACGCTTTCGCTTGTAAAATAATAACTCATATTTCTCCTTGAAATTTCTCAGTGTTAAGTATACACTATTATTTACCGTAAGTCAACGGGCAGATAAAAAAAGTTAGGTAATTAAATCCCAACAATCACAGTTACATAATATAACTTGTTCTATAGCCGCATCAGGATCAGGTTGGCTTTTAGGAATTGTTCCTGGTTGGAACGTTGGTCTGTCTGGCACACTTATGACAGTTGTTGGTGGGGGAGGAGATGGTATTGCAGGCCCATCTTGTGTACCACAGTTAATAATGGAACCAACTTGAGGGTAAGGATTACCATCTAAAAATTGCATATATGTTCCTATTTCTATACATGTCATAGGATAGAATACACCAGCAATAATTTGGCCAGGAGGAACAATTCCAGTTCCACCAATACCATCAGCAGGAACTGGAGGATCAATAACAGGCCATGCTGGGTTAGTCATTATATGACCGAATGGTTCTAGTGGACCGATTCCAGTGATTCCTCCTGGAGTCGTATTATTTGCGTTTAATACATTAACAACATCAATAGGCATCCTATCTGATATATTATCAGATAAAGGAATACCACAGTCAGCAAGTCTTTTTTGATTTCGTTCTGATCTCATCATTGCCACAATGTTTTGTCCTACATCACAGTTTCTATCAACGATCATTTCAATTGTTTGTGCTGACATATGAGGACGGGTATCTTGTGCATATGTTGGTAAGGTATCAACAAATGTGATTAAATTCTGATTGCTGTTAATAAAAGGATCTCTTGGAATTTCTACAGGATTAATTGCATTATATCTTGTTCGTTGCTCCATGGCTAGTTGTCTTCCTAAAACGTCCCATGCCATATTTAATTCTTCTACTCCGCCCGAGTATTCGATATTTGGGTTAGCGATGTTTCGTATTTCTGCGTTAGCCTCATCGATATAATATTGAACTACTGTGTTATAATCAAAACTTGATCCGAATACTGAGTTAGTTGCATTCGTTGCAAAAGGGGCATAAATTCCTATAGGGGGATATTCTGGCTCAGCCACTATGTCTGCATTAGCAACCGGTGCACTATAACCTGGATTAGATTCTTGTGGTGTTCCGATTCCAGTAAAACCTGGAGGAGGACCGTCTGGTGCACCTTGTGTTGCAGGGATAGGTGATGGTGTACTAGCCCATTGCGTAAACGTACCGCCTGAAGTAGTTGCGACTTGTATCCTTCCGAATGTTCCTGCACCATTACTTCCTGCATCTCTATCACTTCTGCCAATGCCAATTGTTACACTGGTACCGTCTGAACTATAACTTCCGTATTGAATAGTGCATATTGGATCAGGTGCTCCTGCTCTTCCATATCCTCCGCCATCGCCTGTCAACACATCTTCATTTTTAACTTTGTATTGACCAAAGAATGTAGCAACTGTCCATTGATCCATTGTCTCAACACTATTATCATTGTACTCTAAATAAGGAAATGTAGATGTTGCCGGGTAGTCTGGATTCGCAGGGTTTGCATATTTTGGTGTATTCTGTACACACTGATATTCTAATGTAAGATTTAACGTAGGCGCTTCCCATGTCACTGCTAAAAATAGTTGTTGATATATTTTTGCAAGAGTAGATCGAGAGGCAGTTTGTGTTGCACCAGTCACATTGATTAATGTATAAATCCTTTCCCAAGCATATGGAAGACCTGACATACAACCAAAGAAATCAGAGTATGTATATGTTCCTGCCCAACCAGAACCAAGTGAAATTTCTTCTGGTACTGTTGCTTGTAGTGATTCATTGATAGGTTTTGCAAGTCCTGTAGGACTTCCTTCTGTGCCGTTAGCACCGCTACCATTTTCGGTATTAAGTTCTAATTGCCCAACACATCTACCAATTGTTCCTGGCGTTAATTGATCTATGTTTGTAATTTGAAGCATTGAATATCTAAATGCCGCCGCCGCTAATCCTATCTCAGTAGGCAATACTTGATTAGCACCTCCCAAGTAAGAATCATATCCTGTAGGCAATTCACTTATTTCTTCTTCTGTAGAATCTCTTGTCGCTGGTTTTCCATTTACTATTAATGTACCAACTCTATTTTTGACTGCGGGAGTATTGAGTGCTCCGTTTACTGAACCGTCACTGTTATAAATCAAATAGTAAGTCTTTGCCCCAGTTGGCAAATCAGTTGTTGCATTATAAAGGGGAACAGTTAATGTTTTCCAACAGTCTAGTAAGAAAAACAGTCTTTTTACATTTAGACAGTCTGCTAAAGTTCTAAGAGGACCAAGACAGAAATCAATGAATGGTGTCATAGGAGCAATACAGTTCGCTAAATTTTCTCCTGTGATTAGTACATACGCCGAATAGAGTTGTTTTTCTTCTAAATCTGTGGCGATTGTTTCTCCTTTTGAAATTAGTTTTAGTCTATTAGCAGTGAGTCCTGCCGAACCGATTGCTAAATTTAAATCTTGTGTTAAGCCACCATTTTTATATAGTTGCTGTAGTAGAGTTGATGGGAATCCAAATTTATCTAAATTCTTTAGATCGATTAGTTTGCCTAAAAATTTTAAATTGTCTCCAAATAAACCAAGTGACTTAGTTACTCCTGAAAAATCTCCTGTAATAAGATCATCCATATTAGAAAATGCACCTTCCATAAATTCTGGAGCATTTTCTGCTATAATTGCAACTGGATTGTTTGCATTGATCCAGCCTTCTGCTGTTTGAAAAGATGCAGTGAAGTCTTCATATTTTGGATATGGACTAGAATTTAAAACTGCACCTTCTTGTCCTTCTGTTGCATGATAGTTAAATTCATTATGTGCTTGTAATGCATGACATCGTATCCATCCCCATTGAGTTATACTTTTGTTTACATTAGTAGAATCATATGGAGACCAAGTTGCTGATTGTCCGTAATCTGTATTACCTGCTACAGAATATCCTGCATTGGCTGGACCACCAGCATAGAGTGCTCCTGCTTCTTTTGATTTATCTGTCCATACACCTGAAGGATCTTCGACTACATATGTAGGAGGTTTAGAATTTCCTAATGCGTGGCAAGCGCCATTACCACTAATTGAAATGATATTATCATATACAGAGTCACTTACTAGACCTCGCAAATAAGCATCATTAATAGACCAAGTAAGCATTCTTAGTACTGTTCCTTCTACTAATGTGCCGAAAGTGTACTGATCGTTTGATCTACTAATACCCATGTAATCCTGAGCATTAGGATTGATCTGGATGCATCTATTTTGTAATAGACCTCCTAATACGTTTTGACCTAATGGACTCTGCTTACCTGTATCTGCCATTATCGTAACCTAAGGCACAAAGACATCTGGCGAGCCTTGAGATATTTTATGAGTTTTGCAGTCATTGCCTGATCCTACTCTGAGTACTGGAACTCCGTCAGCAAATACTGTTGGGCTACCTTCTGTAGTCTTTGCCGCTTTGTGAGGCTTATGTTTTTTCTTTGGTGAAAAAGGTTTATGAGGAGTTATCTCACTAACATGTAAGCCTACAGGAATGCTATTAGCAAACACGGTTTCAGAACCGCGTTTAATCTTTCCGCCTGCATCATTCTGATCACCTTTTCGGCTTAATTTAGCCATGTAATTTTATCCTAATACTAGTTTTTTCTCTGGGACTTGAATCCCTGTTGTTGCTTCTCTGTACTTGTCTCTAACTGAAGTTTCAGTTTCTGCAAAGAGTGCAACGCTACTAGTATTTAGTGTTACGGATAACTGTGGATCGTTGGTGAACATGCTTGGGATAAGTCCCATGCCTTGAGGGCCAGGAGCACATGATACAGGGTGTTCGATAATAAAATTATCACTGTCTGTATCTATGACTTTCGCAATTAATTCTTCTCCACTGTTTAATTTAAATGTGTAAACTGTGTCCTTTTTTGCATCTGCTATATTCATATTATCCCTCTAATTTTAGTTTTAATTCAGTAAATCCACCAACATAATCTTCGTCTAAAAAGATTTGTGGTGCAGTACGAGCATTTGGTACTACTGCAAGTAAGTCTTGCAAAGTGTAGCCATGCCCAATTTTCTTTTCCTCAACTTCGATACCTTTTGTTTCTAGCAATTTTTTTGCTTGATCACAATAAGTACAATTGTCTTTACTCCATACAACGGCCTTCATTATTTCTCCTGGTTATTTTTAAATGTCGATAACTATATTTAATCTGATCACAAGTACTCAAATAATATTTTAGTCTCTTACAACTGAGGTAAGGCATCATAATCAAGCGATTCTGACATAACACCTATTACATAGTTAGTTGATTCATTCTCTTGTAATGCTGTTTGCTTCTTACTAGTATCACTATGCTTGTTGAACCAAGGAATAGGAGATACTTTTGGGGCAGGCTCATTGTATTTTATATTAATTGCTTTAAGTGATTCTAGTGCTGTGTAGTCTACAAATTCTTTAAGAATGTTTGCATTCAAACCTATTACAGGGCCTTTCTTAAACAAATAGTCTGCCCATTCTTTTTCTTCTCTAATGACATCCATGTACATATCATAAACTTCTTGCTCACATTCTTTTGCCGCTTTCTCAAATCTAGGATCTTCTTTAACAACTTGTTTAATGATCCAGCCTGTCCAACCTTTGTGAAGTAGTTCATCTTGTAAGATCAATGAAATGATATTGCCGTTACCCATGAAGATTCTATTCTCTACCATTGCTAATGATGTAGCAAATGATACCATAAATCGTAATGCTTCTAATGCATAACTTGCATGTAGAGCCATCCAAATTGCTTTGATATGTTTTTCTTCATCGATCTTTTTTCCCATTTCTTTTTGACAGTTGATTTCATGTAAGCCATCATAGTAATCGCAAACTGAAGATGCCATATCTGCAATTTCTTTTGTATCATGTATAGTATCAAATATATCTTTAGGCACGTTGTAGATGTTTCTAATGATATGACTGTAAGAACGTGAGTGTATGTTAGTCTCAAAGAATGACCAATTATACATTAATGCTTCTAGTTCAGGTAGACTTACAACAGGAGTAAAGACTTGTACAGGACCTCTGCCTTGTAGACTATCTAATGCTGTTTGTCTAAGTAAGTTAGCAGTAAAGATATGTTTAACAGCATCACTAGCCTCTTTAAAATCTCCTGCATCTTTAGTCAGACTAATCTCTTCTGGTATCCAAAAGAAACCTCTTGCAGTTTCTTCAAAGTTTGCTATTTTATCATACTTGACTTCTTCAAACCTTTGTATAGTAACTGGACCAGCTGGGTCTAAAAACATTTTGTTGTCTAAGTATGTTGTTTGTTTTGTTAAATCGTATTGTTCTTTGCTCATTGTTAACCCTTATAATTTACATGCTTCGCAATCATCGTCTTCAAAGACTGGCTCTGCTAAGTATTGTTTTGCTATTTCTACTGGTTCATCATCTAGTCGTTTGACTCCTGCTTTATTTATTAACGAGTAATAAAAAGTCTTAAGTCCCCATTGATGTGCCTGCATTAAGTTCTTTGCGATTAATGTCGTAGGCACTTTTTGATCTTTAAAGTGTGCTGGATTGTAGAATGTATTCGTTGAAATACTTTGATCTACATATGCCGCTAATACTGATGCTGTTTTTAAATATGCATCACAGTCTTCTTGTTCCCACATCAACTGATAAGAGTTTCTTACACGTTTAATGTGATAGTCTGGTACTACTTGTGTCAATGATCCTGCTTTACTTTCTTTAACAGAGATTAAACTCATTGGCATTTCAATACCATTTGTTGAATTGATCACTACACTAGATGATTCTACAGGAGCAATCGCCATTAGAGTCGCATTTCTAACACCATGCTCTTTCATATCTTTTCTTAATGATTCCCAATCACATTCTGGCTTAAAGTTTGCTAGTTTGTTTACACCTTTTGCTCTACGTTCCCAAGGGAACTTGCCTTTGCCATACCATGTCTTATCACTATCTACACACTTGCCTCTTTCTTTTGCTAGTTCTACTGTTGCTTCTGTTAAGAAGAATGCTTGATGTTCCATCCATGTTTTAACATCTTGTAGTGCATCTTTGTCACCATAGACGTAATCTCGTTTTGCATGCCAGTATGCTAAGTTAGTAACACCGATACCCAAAGGTTGTATTTCGTCATTACTTAACTTGCTCTGAATCGATAAAAAGTCTTGGTAATCTAATATGTTACACAGACTACGTTGTAGTGTACGACATGCTCTACGCATGTCTTCTGGGTTACGGAAAGCACCCCAGTTGATCGATCCAAGTGTACATAGTGCAATACGTCCCTCATCATCATCTAAACGCTTAAAGGGCTTTGTAGGCAATAATATCTCACAACACAAGTTGCTTTGATAGATTGGATGCTCTGTGGTGTCGAACGGGCCTTGATTAGATACATTGTCAACATAGACTAAGTAAATTCTACCTGTGTCTGTTCTTTCTTTTAATATACCAGACCTAAAAACTTCTTCTGCTGACATTACTTTCTTACGCAGACTACGGGACCTTTCATATTTGATATAAAGTTCTTCAAATTTAGCAGTATCTGAATAAAATGCTTCGTAAAGATCAGGTACTTCATTTGGATCAAAGAACGTAATGTTACCTTTGTCTTTGAATCGTTTCCAAAAGAATGCATTTAGACATACGCCATAGTCCATATGTCTGACTCTTGTTTCGTCTGTACCTTGATTGTTTTTAAGAACGATTAAGTCATCAAACTGATGATGCCATATAGGATAAAATACTGTAGCACTAGCATTACGAATGCCACCTTGTGAACAAGAACGTAAGTCTCCGAACCATTTCTTTAAGAAGGGTATCATACCCGTATGCATGATCTCTCCGCCTCGTATAGGGGCTCCTAGGGGTCTTAAACGCCCTATTTCAAGTCCTATGCCGGCTCTTTTACTTGCATACTTTGCCATCATTTCACCTGATGCAAAAATACTATCTAAATCATCATCACTTTTAATAAGAACACAAGAACTAAACTGTTTGGTAGGTGTTCCTAATCCAGCAAGTACAGGAGTTGCTAAGGTAAAGAGACCTTCACTAGCACATGCATAGTACTCCTTAATGAATTTCATTCTTGCAGATTCAGGTTCTTCTTTATGAAATACTGTTGCGGCGGCTACCATATATCTTACTTGTGGAGTTTCATATATCTTTCCTGTTGATCTATTTCTTACTAGATACTTACCTATCATTTGTTCAACAGCGGCATAAGATGCATTTTCGTCTTTTTCATGGTTGATGATCTTTTCCATCTTGTTCCAATCATCTTCTGAATACCAATCAAGTAAATCTGGAGTATAAAGTCCTGCTTCTACGTTTGTTTTTACGATTTCATATAGATGCGGAGGATTATAACAACCATATACATCTTTACGCAACATTGATAAACGTTGTTTACCTGCTACGAATTGATAATTAGTGTGTCCTGTTTCTGGTGCTTGTTCTTCATCGATAAGATCAACAATAGCACGTAGAGTAAGTTCATCGATTTCTCTGGTAGTAATACCATCGAAAAAATGTGGCTGTGATGTTATCTCAATCATAGACTGTGATACATCTGAAACGCCTTCGCATACCTTTGCTACCTGTGCCTGCCACTTTTCAAGTGCTAGGTCTTCTACACTGCCTGATCTTTTGGTAACTTTTATATTCATTATTGTCCTATTTTGTTCTTTAGATAATCTACACTGATATTTTTTATATTACTGAAATCTGACAGCTCCGTATTTACTACTGAATTGGGCCAGTAATTCATCACATACTTTGCGTTGTCTACCGTGGCTAATACAACATCAACTTCATTATAGTCTTTTGCAGAGAAAAAGTCAACATCTTTTATACCCAATAGCAACAATGTGTATACTATACCCAATCCCCTAGAATAATAGCAATATGTGTTATCATGTAGTAATTGCCAAGGGGTAGGCCAATCTTTAATATCATGTGGATGTAGATAATAATTATTTAATGGGCATTGTTGCCAAAATTTATCTACTTCTATACAAACATTTTCTAAGTCTGATTCTTGTAATGATTTTCTTAAATCATACCATTCTGCAAGTCGAGTATCAAAACTCAGTGTAAAAACATTCATATACTATACTTATCACTTTACAGAATACGTGATAAATTCTAGCCAAAAAAAAGAGCAACTAAGTTGCCCTTTTTATATATTGTTAATTTAGATTAACATCTACCGACCATGACTTCAACAACGCCATCTAAGCCATCGTTGAATGCGCCAATTGCTTTACCGATAATAGTACCTGGCTTCACAGTTTCTGGATCTGCCGCACATCCGAATCCTGGCATTTCAGAAGAAACAATTAAGTCTCCTGGCATGATTGGAGCAATAACTTTACATGGAACTCGTCCAATAAGTGCTACGTCTACAACATGCTGTCCTTCGCCTGCTTCTAATGCCGCATTATAAACTTGTGCTGGATTAGTTGTAACAATACCTGCAACAAATGATGATGCTTGTTGACCACTTGCCATAACTTCAGCAGTTGGACTACCGAATAATACTACTGTACCTGGCTCGTAATCTTCTTCACCTAAATATTTCTCCGCCAAGTCAGCATATGTTGCGTTAAGTGTTGATCCACTTGTTAGAGTATAGTCACCAGTGATCGTACCTGCTGTTGAACTAGACCCTGTAGTAATTGTAGTAGACTGTAATGTTCCAGTATTAGTAGTTCCTGATACTGTTAATGAACCTAATGTACCTACAGAAGTGATGTTTGGCTGAGCCGCTGTTGTTACAGTACCTGCTGTAGTAGCAGAACCCGCTGAACCTGATACACTAATACCCCAAGTACCTGATGCTCCTGAACCAGTTGTACTAGGTGCACCAACTGTGTTATAAGAGATAGTTTTTGTTGCACTACCGTCATAAGTTGTACCTGAAGACTCTCCTGAGCCACCATTGTTGAATGTGACTGCATTGTCAACACTGCCTGCTGAACCTGTTGTGTTCTGATTCAGAGTTGTAACGTATGCCGCTCCAATTGCTGTACCTTGCCATACACCTGTATCAATTGTGCCAACTGATGTTAGTGATGAATCTACAACACTTGAGTTAATAGTTGTACCTGTTAACACTTCTGCGTTTGCTGTAATAGCAACGTTAGCCGCCGCTGTCAATTGACCTCTTGCGTTAACTGTAAATGTTGCATTATGAGTACCGTTACCGTAAGATGCGGCTGATACTGCTGTGTTAGTTATTGAGAACTCTGCACCAGTTAGTGTAAGTCCAGTTCCTGCTGTGAATGTACCAGCACCTGAGAACTGTACAAAGTTAACTGGATCTGTTCCAACTGTTGATACTGGGTCTGTGTTAACAAAACCAGAATCATTTAGAGTTGTTCCTGTTGATATAAATGTAAAGTCACCGCCTGCGATCTCTGTTGGAGTATCAAAATCATCTGCTCTTGTTAGAACTGTAGATGATGTTTTAACATAGATACCGTTATTTGCTTGAGTTGCTTCGTCTTTAACGAGGATTCTTTCACCAGTACCGAATGATTCACCGTCGATTGTGTCAAAGCTACCTGAAGATGTTGTTAATGTTGCACCAACACCTGCTGTTCCATTGTCATAAGTGATTGTTCCACCAGTGATAGATGTTAATGTTCCTGTAGTACCAACGTCACAAGGAGCATGTACTGCTAATCCTTGAGCAACATCGTCAACGTACTGCTTAGTAGCGGCATCTGTTGCGGCTGTTGGTGTTGCTAAGTCTAAAAGTCGTTTTGAACTGACTGATACTCCACCTGACCCTGTTGGTACAAGTGTGACCGGCTGATTAGTGCCGATTGCTGTAATTGTAACGCCTGAAGATTTACCAATGATTTCATCAGTTACAACGTTTGCTGTTGTATCAACGTTACCTGTAGTTGTTACAGAAGATAGAGTTCCTACTGAAGTAATGTTTGGCTGTGCCGCTGTTGTTACTGTACCTGCTGTAGTAGCAGTTGCTACAGTACCACTAATATTAGCGGCTACAACATTTGATAAACCACCTGCATCACCTGTAAACACTCCTGTGTTTGCTGTGATTGCTGAAGCAGTAATTGTACCATTGACACCTAAACCAGTTAATGTTCCTACTGATGTAATGTTTGCTTGTGCGGCGCCTGATACTGTTCCTGCTACTGAAGCAAGAGATACTGTACCAGAAACGTTTGCACCTGCTACTGCGTTTGCAGTGTTTGCTCTAAAAACTTCACCACTTACGTTAGCGCCTGCTACTGCATTTGCTGTTGTTGCGAAAGTTGCTAAGTCTGCTGTACCATTCAAGTTACCTTGAATTGCCGCAGTTACTGCTAGTGAACCTAATGTTCCTACTGAAGTAATGTTTGGTTGTGCCGCAGTACCTAATGTACCGTTTAATGTAGTTGCTGTAACTGTTGGTGCTGATAAAATGTCTGTTGCTGAGTCGTATGTAAAGTCTGCGTCTGCACCGAAATCTCCGTCATCGTTAAAGATAACTTGAGTGTTTGAACCTGCTGGTTGTTGTAAGTCCCAAGGATTACCGTTTGCATAGTAAAGATTATCTGTTTTAACACCGGCTGTTGCAGTAATATTGCCAGTTACATTCAAGTAACCAGACATGAAGACACCTTCTGCGCCATCAGTTGATTCTATTGATAGGATATTTGCTTTACCGTTTGTAGCAAATTCTAAAGCCTTTGTATCGTTGTCAACTACTTCCCATACTGCTCTGTTTTCTATAGTTCCGATACCGCCTTGTGCGATATACAAAGCATAATTGTTTATGTCTGACCCTAATGCCGCACCATAAAGACCAACATTCATGCCACTAGCATGAGTAGCATTTGCGATACCTCTTACACCTACTGCGGCTCCTGTATCACCAGTAGCACTTACAGTACCTAGTCCATATACACCAGTTGCTTTAGTTCCGCCGTTTGTTTCACCAATACCATATACACCGATACCAGTAATTGTTGCATCGCCTGAATCACCTTGTGCTTCACCAACAATACCAATGTGATCACCAAGTGATCCGCCTGTGTTGTCTGCTCCGAAAATACCAATTGCATTTCCAAAATCTGATGCTGAACCTACTCCACCAACAAGACTTGTTAATGTGCCGACAGAAGTAATGTTTGGTTGTGCCGCTGTTGTTACCGTACCTGAAGTAGTTGCCGCTGTTGCTAATGGTACTGTTCCTGTTACGTTTGCTCCAGCAATTGCTGATAGACCTGCACCAGAACCTATGAATACGTTACCATGAACATTACCGAATGTATTAACTGTGATTACTTCGTCTGTGTTAGTTACGTCTGCTCCGAAGATAAATTCGCCTGCTGAGTTGTCCCAACCCATAAATGCTGATAATGCACTTGAATCATAATATTCTAATTGTGTACCGCGATCTTTGCCATCGTCTGAAACAGGTACTGCGCCATTAGCGCCGCCGCCCATTGTGATAATTGGATCTTCTACTTCAAAAGAACTTACGTTGACATAAGTTAGATCACCGTTAACTGTTAAGTTTCCACCGATAACACCGTTACCTGACATGTTTAAGTCTGCACCAGCAACTTCGCCTGTTACGCTTATGTTACCACCGCCAATGTTGCCTGTCACAGATAGGGCTGTTAAGGTTCCAACACTTGTAATGTTTGTTTGTGTACCAGTTGCTAATAGACCAGAAATGTTTGTTGATGTTAATGTATCTGTATCTTTGTCGAAAGTAAAGTTTGTGTCTGCTCCAAAATCTCCGCCATCATTGAAGATAACTTGAGTGTTTGATCCTGCTGGTTGTTGTAAGTCCCATGCAACGCCATTAGCATATAAAAGATTGTCTGTTAATACTCTTGTAGCCGCAACATTACCTGTCACAGTCATTACACTTGTAGTTTTGTTAAACGTAAAGTTTGCCGCTCCAGCAAGTGCTGAGTCATCGTTAAAGATAACTTGAGTATTTGCTCCGCCAACTGTTGGGAACGATGTAACTGTTCCACCACTGTCTTTTACAGAAAGTACGTCACTGTCATTTAAGAAGATAGTACCTTTGCCGGCAGCCGGTGTTGGGACTGATCCTGATACATTTTGTTTTAATATTAGCATTTCTAATTACCCTATTTTAAATTTGTTTACCATGCTACTGAGCATGATTATATTTATCTTGTTCTGTTTTTGCATATGATTAATCTGGTACATATGTTCCTAATAAGTTAACACTTGTACTTGAGTTAGTAGGCGTTGCTCTTAATAATATATTACTGCCACTTACGACTGTAGTTAATGTTATTAAGTCTGCACCTGTAGTCGATAAACTACCATACACAGTTATTAAACTAGTTGTCCCGTCATGTACTAATAATACTTCAAGTGCTTGATAACCTGTGTTATCTGACACTTTAATTGTATATTTTGCTGATCTATAAGTAGATGCGGCAAATGTATCAATCGTGGTGTTTGCACTCCCTACTGAGACTGCTGTTCTACTACTGTAGAAATCTTCTACTGATAGTGTTGTTGATGTTATGTTGTCAGCACTGACATTACCACGTGCTGTTAACGTTTTTCCTGTACCACAAAGTGTAACGTTAGCATTTAAACCAATGTTAACATCTGTCATTGTAGTTGTAAATACTCCGGCAGTTGTAGTGCCAGTATCTACTGAAATAAGTCCGGCGCCGGCGCCAGTTCCAAATCGTACATCGCCTGATGTAGATATATAATTGTTGCCAGATACATTGCCTGTTGCTGTTACTAGCCCACTTGTTTTGTTAAGTGTGAATGATGCTGATCCGCCGAATGCAGTACCGCCGTCATTGAACTGAATTTGTGTATCTGAGCCTGCCGCATTTGAACCGAATGTTACTGCGGCTCCGTTTGCGTAATAATAGTTGTCTGTT